TCCTGTTAAATCGGGTAATCTGAAAAATTCAGGGGAGTACACTTTTTCTAGTACTGGTGCTACAGTCACATATTATGCCCCATATGCTCATCGTGTTAATTTTGGTGGTGAAGGAGAGGCTCCCCCTCCCGATTTTACATATACAGTTAGACAACATCAGCGAAGGGTTCCAACAGGACAGGTAATAGTTAAAGAACATATAAAAAAAATGGGGGTCAGACGGCCTAAGGCAACTAAGCCACAAGGATTTTTAACAAGCGCTAAAGAGGAAATACTAGGAGATGGAAGGGCATTAGAAGCGGCGTGGCTTAAAGCACATGGAACAGCTTCCCCAGTAATTAGTGCCCCTAAAGTTAGTTAAGGAGTAATATGATGTCAGTAGATTTAACAAGGGTAAGTAAAGAACAAGAATTTGTGATGCAAAGGCATTCTCGAATGGTTGGTAAGATTCTAGACCTGATAGAAGCTTCCCTGCCCGAAGGAACACAATGCGAGAAGCTTAAAAAACTTCTACAAATTCCGATGTATGACTATAGAAATGAGATATTACATGTCCTTGAAACAGGCGTTCCGACAGTAAATGAAAAAGAAATGTAATTTTTGCGTTTTTCGTAGGTTTTTTCTATTATAGTAGTATAATAAAATGTTAGAACAAACGTGCTAACGTTGTATTTTCGTGTGGTCGGGGGTGGCTCAGACCAACCATGCATAAAAATTTAATTGGATTGGAATGGATTACAGGAGGAATACCTTATGGCTGACGAAATGGAACGCATTGAGAAAGCTCTAGAAGGCAATGGTCTCGCTCTATCTGCGGTCGCAGAAGTACTCCACAAGATGGATGCTCGTCTCGTAAAAGCAGAAGAGGATGAGGACAAGAAACGAGAAGAGGATGAGATTGAGGAAGCTGCTGTTGAAAAAGCCGCCCTCGTTAAAGAGTTAGCGACTGAAGTTGCTAATATGCTAAAGGCCGACCAAGGCATGGACGTTGACCCTAAAGAACGCAAGGCTAAAACCACTGGTGGAAGCTCGTCTAATGCTGACGACTCTGAATCCGCTGCAAATATCAACACAAAGATAGACCAGCAGCAGAATACTATTCAGGCTATGCGAAAAGAAGACGATAAGAAAGACGAAGAAGAAGAGTACCCAGTAGACGAATCTAAGGGTCACGATGACGAAGAGGAAGATGATGACGCTAAGAAAGCTGGTTACCAGAAAGCTGGTGACGACGACGAGGACGACGAGGACGACGAGATAAAATCTATGCAGAAGGAACTTGAGTCCCTTCGCTTACAACTCGCTGAATTCGAGAACGGCCTTGAAAAGGCTGTTGAAGCTGAATCAGAAAGCCGTCTACGAAAAATGGGCTTTAGAGAAGAGACTGGATTGGTCGCACCGAAACAAACCCACCCTCTTGGAACTGATGGTACAACCCCAATTGTAAAATCAGATGCCCCAGAAGAGGCAGTGGATCAACTCATGGGTCTTTCGTATGGAGAACTTCGTAGGCTCCAGATGAAAATACAGGCCGGTGACACTGCTGGAGTTCCGAGGGAACTTCTTAACTAATTACTAATAAAGAAACAGGAGATTGAAAGATGGCTAATCCTTCATTAAGTGAATATCTTGCCCAGTCGCAACGGGGTTTATACAACTCCGTTTTCGGCCCGGAGTATCTGCAAAAGCAGACATACTTCACGGTCGATAGTGCTACAGGCATATTCAACACTACCTATGGTAGAAAAGTATGGCAAGCTTTGAACAACCAAACCCGTTTCTTCAACGCTATCCCCAGAACTGTCTGGGGTAGTACGGCTGGTTGGCGTATCAGATCGGCTAGGTACCGGGATAACACCCGCTCCAAGCCCATTACTGAAACCGGTAGCCTTCCAACCGTAGACGTTTCCAAGATCGAAACGGTCTCTAGCTTGCCTAGGATCGTTTCAACTACGTTCGGTGCATCTGTGAAGTCAGTCTTCACGGCGCAACTTGAAGGTGGTATCGGGGACGTTCTAGCGATGGAGAACGAGAATGCACAGCTTGACCACGTAAAAGAAATCAACGAGGAACTGACCGCTGGTTCTTCATACCTTGTCTCTGGCGGTGGCGCAACCACATTTCAGGTTCCAACCGCCGTTTCTCATCACTACAAAATTGGTGATGCAGTTTCGACAAACGATGGCAGCGCAGAAGGTCGAACTTCTGGTACAGCAGTTGAATCAATTAGTACGTCAGGGGGTACCGCAACTGTAACCGTTGCCACTGGTACTGCCTTTGCAGATGGTGACACAGCCGACATTTACAGTCGTGCTGGTTTTACCTCAATTGAAGACATCGTACAGGAAGATGGTGTCGTTACTGGTGGCGCTACTGGTGGCGCAAAGGTTCGTGCATACGACCTTACGTTCTCAGGTCGTGTCGCTGGTACTTGGAATGCAGCCGCTCATGTATCAGCTAACTCTGGTACTTCGCGTGATCTGTCATTGAACTTGGTAGATAACTGTATCCAGAACATCCGTACCAATGGTGGTGAGCCAAAGCTTATCCTCCTTGGTCACGATCAGTACTTCAAGCTTGAGCGTCTTTTGAACTCTCAGCAGAGGTACATGGGACAGGAAGAGTATCAGGTTGGTGTTGGTTCGGAACGAACGTTCCCCGGCACTCGAACTGGACTAGTCCTAGCAACTTATCAAGGCATCCCGATTCTTCCGGATGCAGACATTGCTAAGTCTGTCGCAACCGACGATACGGTTCTTGGTTCTAACGTCCTTGTTTTGGACACTGACTACCTTGAAATCGCTGTAGCCCAGCCTACTCAGTATGTAGAAAACCGTGACTACTTCGCAGCTAATGCGCTAGTGGTTCGTGGTCTGCTCTACACGATGGGTGAGCTTCGCTGCAAGAACTTCTTTACGCAAGCTAAGATCACTGACCTTAGTGCCTAAAGAATAATAGGGGGGCGGCTTTCTGAGCCGCCCCCATCTTTCGATAAATGAATGTAAAGTAATGTAATGGTGAATAATGAGAAGTGTGTATACAGGTGGCGTGTTGCAAAGTCTGGATGTTCAGACTAAAAGAATGGTTGGTGAAGTGATGAATCTTATAGAGGCATCATTACCTGACTCTGTTGCAACAAGTGCTTTGAAGAAATCAATCAAGCAAGCCATGTGGCGCACAAATCGAAATGTTCAAGATGATGTGAACAGCATGTCTTTCATAAGTGAGGACACAAAGAATGACAAAACATACGTTTAAACTATCTGATGTTACGGAAGATACTAGGGAACTAGCCCGTACTGCATTAGGTTATGACTGGAACTATTTCGCAGATGCTGAGACAATTCTTTTCGGTAGTACCGATGAGACTGCCTTCAGGATGCAGAACATGACTCCCGGTACTGGTATCTCTACTGGTACAGGCACAGTCTACAAGGCTAATGTAACCGTTGCAGGAGATTTGATCAAGACTGAAATTCTCATAGATTTGACTGGATTGAATTCAGGAGATGCTGACGGGGATATTATTGGTGTAGCTGATACAGCTAACTCCCATTTTGGTCAGATTACTGCTGCTTTGAACGGCACAATTATCGCAGGGCATCTCGAATGTTTCGAGTCCCCTACTGGTGGTGAACCTGACATTGATGTATACTCAGCTACAGAAGCTACCGGAACAGAAGAAGCTCTTGTCACAGGCTTAACTGAGACAGCTTTGCTGGCAACCGGGGCAGACTGGACGTTGACCAAGCAGAAGATGGCTCTTACGGCACTTCCTGCTGCTGATGAGTATTTGTACCTAGCTGCTTCTGGCGGCTCTACAAATAATACATACACCGCAGGAATCTTCCTGCTTACACTTTACGGTCAAGAAGCGTAAACAATTAGATAGCCACCCCCCAAATTAGGGGGTGGCTACTAAAGATAGGGGTAATATATGGCATCGTCTGACCCTTCGGAAGTAAAATTAGCGGTTTACGCAGAGCGCTTAGATCGCTATATAGAAACGCAAGCGGCTTTGAACAAGTCGCTTGTTGTAGGTTATAATAATATACAGAATGAAGTTGAGGACATCCAAGTATGGCGAAGTAAAATATATGGAATAAAAACAGCCTTTGTTGCTGTTGGATTCCTTGTCGTACATCTAACCCTAATCATTGGCTCTCTTGCGGGAATCAGTTGGGTAAACACTAAATAGGAGAATAGTATTGTCAAATCAAAGAAACCATGAATGGGCTAGTTGGGAAGTTGATCCCAGCACTCGTACTAATACACATGCCTTTACGAAGTACTATCCTTTTAGAGATGCCTCAGTAGCTAACGATGCGGTTACTACCATCCTATCAGTAGATCGAGGAGTA